GGGCCGCTTTGCACGAAGGCTACCGGGGCAACAAATACGAAGGACCGGGTAAACAGGAGGCCATCACTAAGCTACGCCGCCTGTACGAACAAATGGACCGGCAGCCACCGGGAGAGCGTGATGATGCGTCATGGGTACTGATTGACGAATATGTGGTGCTGCAAGCTGGTGAACCATACCGGCTTCTGCCATTCGGCACCATTGTCAAGAACGGCGAACGGCACGACATCACGCCAGAATATGCCCGCCGCTTTCGGCTGCCCCATTTCAAACCGCCAATTAAACTAGGCGACCATGATGACAAGACGCCAGCCGGTGGTCATATGTTGCGGCTTGAGGTTCGAGAAGATGGCCTTTATGTCCATCCCGAACTAAATGCGAACGGCACGACGGCCGTCGCCGAGGGCCATTACCGCTATCACAGCCCTGAGATTATTTGGGACGATGGTGGTTACATTGACCCAACCACCGGGGACTTTATCCCCGGCCCCTTAATCGTTGGTGATGCGCTGCTGCACACGCCCTACCTGGGCGAAGGCGCGGCGCTTTATAAATATGAGGTCACAAAATCTAACGGAGGTAACGCTATGAGCGAAATGACCCAGGTTCCTACCTCATGGTTTGATAAGTTTACTGCTTTCATGTTCGGCAAATTAGACGAGCCGGAAACGCCAGAAACGCAAACCCGTGAGCCAGAACCCCAAACACCCCCGCCCGCGCCACAAGTTGAACCGGATAAGTTTGCTGCTTTAGAGCAGGAGCGCGACGACTTGAAGGCTAAAGCGGAACAGTATGCGGCCGAGGTTGAAAAACTGAAGGCCGACCAAGCGAAGGCGCAGCGCGTCGCCCACTTCGCCGCTGAGTTCAAAGACACGGCATTGTCTGATAGTGCCGACTTACACGAACTGCTAACGGCCGTTGACGAAGAGGTGGCTGGCAAACTGTTGGTCCACTTCAAGGCATTGTCCGAGCAGGTGCGGGTTGGCAATATCACCCAGCCAATGGGTGGCAGCGGCAACCCGGAAGGCGAACGCGAACAAACGCCGGATGAATACATTCAGGAGATGATGAAAGAGGACAAGAACCTCACCTATCTCCAGGCTTTTGATAAGGCCAAAGCAGCGCGGCCCGAATTATTCACCCTGGGAGGTAAATAAGCATGGCGACTTATGCACATCTTAACACTATTCCCGGCCTGGTTGCCGGCGGCAATCTGGCATCTAGCCAATACAAGGTTGTCAAGTTCGCCTCAACTGCCAATGCGGTTGTAGCCGTGACAGCGACTACCAGCCTGGCTATCGGCATTTTGCAGAATGACCCGGCCAGCGGCGAACCGGCTATCGTTGCCGGACCTGGCAGCATTGCCACCGCTTTGGCGGGTGCGACTGACATCGCCGTTGGTGAGCTGCTTGGCTTCAATTCGACCGGCCAGGTGGCAGACCACACAACGGACGGCCGTTACATGCTGTGCCAGGCCTTACAAGCATCAACAGCCCTGAATGACGAGATTAAGGTCTTTGTCATTGGGTTGTTTGGATACAGCTAAATCGGAGGATTAGATAATGCCAATTCCAACAATTAACGATGTACAACTGGTAGACCCGGTACTCACTAATCTTCTGATTGCCTACCAACAGGCAGACACCAGGTTTGTGGCTACCAACGTCTTTCCCACCGTCGGTGTCGAAAAAGACAGCGGGCAGTACTTTATCGTCACCAAAAAATACTGGTTGACTGATGAACTGGAAACCCGCGCCCCCGGCGACACCTTTGCGATGGGCGGCTACGGGCTAGAAAGCGCGTCTTACAAAACGCTGCAATATGCCCTGGAATACGCCATCCCTGACGAAAACCGGGCAAACTCTCAGGTGCCAATGGATTTGGAACAAGTTGGCTTGCAATGGCTGGCACAAAAGTCCAACATCCGCAAAGAGCGAGATTTTGCCAGCACTGTCTTTGGTGCCAGTGCTTGGGATACAACGGCGACCGGCGGCACGACTTCTACGAAATGGAGTGACTTCGCCGGCAGCGACCCAGTAAAAGACATTCGCACTGCCAAACGCACCATCAGTCAAAGCACAGCCCAAAATCCAAACGTGATGGTTTGCGGTGAAATCGTCGAGGATACACTGCTGAACCACCCCGACATTCTGGACCGCCTCAAGTACAGCGAGGTTGCCAGTGAAGCCAACGTGCGCGGTGCCCTGGCTGCCATCTTTGGTCTAGAACGCATCGAGGTCAGCATGGCCATTTACAACAGTGCCAATACTGGCCAGGATGCCAGCCTATCAGCCATCATTGACGATGACGCGCTGGTTGTGGCCGTTAACCCCAATGCGGGGCTGATGGGTGTCACGGCTGGTAAGTGCTTCATTTGGGAACCGGGCGGTGGTGCAGGAACCGCAACCATGCGCCGGGCCGACGACCGCGACAGCGACGTACTGAAGCACAAAGAACAATGGGACTTCAAGGTAGTTGCTTCTGACGTAGGCTACGAATTCAGCGATTACGTTGACTAAAGGGGGTATAAAATGAGTGGTCATCCACAAACGACCCCACGCGGCATCATTGCTGCTAAAAAGATTCAGGTTGGCGCTGATGGTAACAGCACATCCGTTATTACCGGCAACAGTACCGGCGTTGTAGTGGCTGGCGGCGTCAAGGTAAGTAATGCTCGCCATATCACAGCCAACAGTACCGCCTTCATCTTGACGACTGAGAGCGCACTGCCCGAAACGGACAACGGTGCGGCCTTCACGATGATTCAGGATAGCACCGGCAACGTGTACCTAGCCGTTAACCAAACGGGAACTACCTGGTACTATCTAAATGTAACAACAGTTGCGCCCACTGTGGGCTAATGTAGTTAGGCGGAGCGGGGCGGGTGTGGGCACTCTGCCCCGCCCACCTCGCCCCGCCTGACTAGACAAACAGGGTAGCTTATGCTATCCTTTTTGTGTATGATAAGGGGCAGAAATGAATAGTGACACCTTCCTTACCGGTTCCTGCTATACTGGCGTAGTTGGCCCAGAACACGACATCGGCGTTTGCCGGGACAGCATCCACAATATCACCCGCCGTCCGGGTGACACTCCCCCCGCTTTTATCAGAGCAACCAAAGGTTATGAAGCACGGGAAATGCATATAGCGCGTTTCCTCGAATCAGACCACGCTTTTCTCCTCTTACTTGACCATGACATGATATTCCCGCCTGACACACTGGAGCGGCTGCGACGGCACGGCCGCCCTTACGTATCCGGTTACTATCTCAGACGGCGCTATGCGCCCATTGCTTCAGTGTGGTTTGACCCGTTTGAAGGCGTGTGGCCAATGAAGCCGTTTACCGACGACCCGGCACCGGGTCAACTTCACGAGCTGGGGGCCAGCGGTTGGGGTTGCGTGTTGATTCATCGCAGCGTATTCGAGGGGGTACGGCCGTTACTCAAGGGCGAGGGGTTTGTGCTTGAAGATGACATGGATGTGTGGCCGTATGATTTGGAGAGGGTGATAAAGGCCGTTTCCGCATTGCACAAGGCAACGGACGACATTGATTCAGAGTGGGATGAAAGCACCAGAAATTACATTAGGTACAAGGCAACGAAGTTACACAAGGAACTCCGCCCCCTTCGCGCCACCAAAGACATAGTCGGCTCCGACATTCGCTTTCCATTCTTTGCCAAGCAAGCGGGATTCACTCTGTGGGGTGATCCTGATGTGCGCTGTGGCCACGTCCTCAATTATCCGCTCTCTCCAGATGATTACAGTGGCATGGATGCCAATGTGCGCCAACAAACGGCCGCTGACATTGAGGCGTCTGTGCAGAAGGCACGAACGGAGTGGAGCAAGATAACAAAGCGGGGCAATCGGGTCGAACGGGTTGGTATTCCGATTCTCGATTGGGACGATAATCCATCTGACGTAACAGCGCAAGGGGCAGCCGTTGAACCCGAAGCGCACGGATGGACTAACCCACCGGCCGTGTGCCCCGAATGCGGCGGGTCTAAGTTTGTCGATGTCTATAAAGGCAAGCGGTGTCATGCTTGTGGGAGAAAGGTAGGAACGGAGGGTGAATCATGAGTCAGGATTATCCAGTGCTGCGAATAGAAACAATTAACAAAGAGATTCCACCCCTGGCCAGCAATCTGCGTGTATTTTTAGATGACAAGGACATCAGCGGCGCGACAACGGGCCTTGAATTGCAAATAGCGGTTGATGACTTGG